GACAATAAGGTGGTTCCTCTACGGGATGACCTCATGTCGGCTACTCGATATGCCTTTCAATCACAACGTTTTGCTGTAGCAGGACATGACCCAGCGTGGACAAACGAGGTTGAGTATAGAAATTATGGAATCATTTAATGGCTAAAGAAAAAATTACCGAAGAACAATTAGTAACCAGAATTCGGGGAGAAATAACCGATTCTTTGGGGTATATGGGAGACACCATAGGAACCCAGAGAGAAATGGCTATGAAGTATTACTATGGCCTTCCTTTCGGTAATGAAGTAGATGGAAGATCCCAATATGTAGATTCTACAGTTCAGGATACCATTGAATGGATCAAGCCTTCTTTAATGAGGGTGTTTGCTTCTGGAGATGAGATGGTTAAGTTTACCCCTCATGGCCCAGAAGATGTTGAGATGGCAGAACAAGCTACGGATTATGTGAACTATGTATTCACTAAAGACAATCCCGGCTGGGAAATTATGTATTCGTGGTTTACTGATGCTCTTTTAAGCAAGAATGGAATAGTTAAAGTCTGGTGGGATGAGACAGACGAATCCCAAAGAGAAGAATATAAAAATCTAACAGAAGATGAATTAGCGGTTCTTATTAACGATCCCGGCGTAGAGGTTATTGAGCATACCCCTCCGGGCGAGTATGACGGATCAGATTACGGAAGCGCTGAAGTTGAAGGACACAGTGTGGTAATCAAACGCACTAATTACAACGGAAGGATAAAGATTGAAAATGTACCACCTTCTGAATTCCTAATCTCAAGAGAAGCCAAATCAATACAGGACGCAAGGTTTGTTTGTCATAGAGTGGAGAAAACTTTATCTGAATTAAGAGAGATGTACCCAGATCAAGATCTTGATGCGGAAAGTTTAGGGGGAAGTGATGAAGACCTCATGGCCTTTTCAGCGGAAAGACTTGAGCGTTATGCGTTTGATAAGTCTGCTGAATATTGGGGTATAGGAGCAGGTGATGAATATAATGATGAGTCCCTGAGCAAATACTGGTTGCATGAATCTTTTCTAAAAACAGATTACGATGATGATGGAATTTCTGAACTAAGAAAGATATGTACAGTGGGTTCTACGGTGCTGGCTAATGAAGAGATAGATAAAATTCCATTTGTATCTATAACTCCAATTAAGATTCCTCACAAGTTCTTTGGGTTATCCATAGCTGATCTAATTATGGATCTTCAGCTCATGCGTAGTACGTTGATGCGAAATCTCATGGATAACATGTATAACCAAAACTTTGGTAGGTATGCAGTTTTAGAGGGTCAGGCCAACCTAGATGACCTTCTTACGCAAAGACCGGGCGGTGTAGTAAGAGTCAAATCACCCAACGCAGTTACACCTTTAGCTACCCCAGCGTTAGAGCCTTACTCATTCCAGATGCTCGAATATCTTGACGGTGTAAGAGAATCAAGGGCAGGTGTATCTCGAATGTCTCAAGGCTTAAATGAAAACGCTTTAACATCACACACTACAGCTACCGCTGTTAATGCAGTTATGGGTGCAGCAAATAGCCGTGTAGAGTTGATTGCCAGAAACTTTGCGGAGACTGGCGTAAAAGATCTGATGATTACAATCTATGAACTTCTTCATAAGAATCAAGATAAACAAAGAGTAATCATGTTAAGAAATGAGTGGGTTCCTGTACGGCCCGATGTATGGAATGATAAGTATGATTGTACTGTATCTGTGGCTTTAGGGCAGGGAAATAAAGATCAACAGATGGCGCATCTTTCTCAGATGCTTTCGTTTGCTGGGGAAGCGATGAAAGGCGGCTTACAGATAGTAACGGAACAGAACATGTACAACTTGGGAGCATCATTAGTTAAGGCAATGGGATTCCAGAACGTGGATGACTTCCTAACTGATCCGTCACAAATACCCCCAAAACAGGAAGGCCCATCTCCAGAACAACAGACTCAAATGATGGAGACTCAGGTTAAGCAAAAAGAACTTGAAATTAAGGCTGCTGAAATGCAGATAAAGGCGCAAAAGATACAGCAGGAATATCAGAAATTAGCTGTTGATGCAAACCTAAAGCAACAGGAAATTAATCTCGAAAGAGAACAAAACAGAGCCGTAGCAATAGGAGACACATGAGCGATTTTTCAAATGATGAACGAGCGAGACACGCAAACAATCTATTACAAAACGAATTATTTATAGAATCATTTAATGTACTAAAAGAAGATTTAATGAATCGTTGGAGTCACAGCGGTTCTACAGAATCGGAATCCAGAGAATCAATCTGGTTAGCGATGAGATTGCTTGATAGGATTGAAGGCCATATAAAGTCCATAGTTGAAACTGGACATATGACTGAGATACTTGAAAAGCAACACCCATTCATCTAATTAAGGAGTATTATTATGGCGGATACGCAAGAAGCCCCGCATCCGGCTACACAGCCGGCCCCACCAACTGGTGGAAGTGTAGAAGAAGCAAGAGAGGCATTACTTAGCCTAATGGAACCTGAAGGGGAAACTCCAGAGGGAGAGGAAGCCGCACCTACGGAAGAAGAAGAGTCTACTGAAGAAATTCAAGACGAATCATTGGAAGAGGAGCCTGAAGAACAAGCATCTGATGAAGATGTGGAAGAAGAAGGCACTGATGAAAGTGAGTCAGAAGAAGAGGTCTTATATGCTGTCACCGTAAATGGTGAAGAACATACAATACCCCTCGACGAACTGATAAAGGGTTATTCACGGCAATCAGATTATACTCGAAAAACACAAGAACTGTCAGAACAACGAAAGTCTATAGAAGCCTACCAATCCCAATGGAACGCTGAAATACAACAGATTCAGACAGAACGACAGCAATACGTTAGCGCTTTACAAAACGTGATTGAAAACTCAATGGGCAACTTGGATCAGTTTGCTACCATAGACTGGAATACCCTCAAAAACGACAATCCGCTTGAATACATAACTAAAAGGGATGAGTACAGAGAGGAACAGGATAAGGTAAGGAACGCTCAGTACCAACAGCAGCAAGCCCATCAAACCCATCAACAGGAATCTGAAAGGCAACATCATCATGTTCTACAAAAGGAACATGGTAAGTTGGTAGAAGCACTTCCTGAATGGAGAGAGAGCGATACACGGCAGAAATTAAGCGGGGAAATTAAGAAATACGCTATCTCTCAAGGATATACCGAAGAAGAGATAGGATCTTTAATAGATCATCGTTCCTTAATTACTATTTACAAAGCTATGAAGTATGACAAGGCTTCTTCACCTTCAGTTGTTAGTAAGAAAGTGAAAAATAAGCCAAGAGTTATACGGGCGGGTTCCCCACGGAATAAATCTGATTCAGATAGAGGCAAGCGTAAAGTCCAAATGAAACGTCTTCAGGGTTCAGGGCGCGTTGATGATGCGTCTGCACTCTTGGAGGATTTTATAGACCTTTAACTTTAGGAGGGAAATGCTATGGCAGTTCCTACGAATACTAGGGAAACCTATGGTGCTATAGGCATCAGGGAAGACCTTAGTAACATTATATATAATATCAGCCCTATGGACACGCCGTTTCTGAACGGTTGTGGACGTGGAACCGCTGATAACACTCTGTTTGAGTGGCAAACAGACGAGCTGAAGGCGGCCGCCAGTAACACGCAGATTGAGGGTAACGACTATACTTCAACTGCTGAGACTGAGCCACGCCGTCTGTCTAACTACACCCAGATTTCCGCAACACAAGTCCAGAGTTCTGGAACGGCTGAAGCGGTAGATTTTGCAGGAAGAAAATCTACGCAAGCCTACCAGCTCGCTAAGAGGGCAAAGGAAATGAAGCGCGACATGGAGTTAATGTTGCTTGAGGGTACGGTTAAGGCTGCTGGTTCTTCTGGCTCTGCTAGAAATACCGCTTGTTTTTCAACTTGGATCGGTACGACCGCTGTTGGAACGTCAAATGTTGTTGCCGCCTCTACTGGCGGTGGTTTGACTAACAATGGCGCAGCCACTGCTGGCCCAGATGGTACTACAGAGGCAGGTACGGGTGGTGCTGATACAGCCATTACGCTTGCC